ATCCTGCTGACCAACGATTTCCGGCAGCAGCTGACCGGGAACTGCCGTAAAATCCTCGGTAATTGCCCATGTCAGGATGATTTGATTTTCTGTTGTCTCTTTTTCAAGATTCTGCATGACCAGCCCCCACTGCTGTTGACTGCTCGCAGGGTAAACAGGCAGTCAGACAGATCCGTTTGGTGGTAGTATCGGTCAACGGCGATTTGGATTTTATCGGCGTTCTTTTCGCCGGCACTCAACAAGTGCTTGATATTTGCCGTGTCGATGTATTTTTGATTTGCGGTTAGCATGGTATCATCTCCCTTACAAGTTATTGATAGCATCCCAGAGGGCATTGATTGCGTTTTTAAATTCTTCGTTTTCAACTTTGTTATCTTCTAAATTTTGTATATCTGATACATTCTTGTCAGCATAATTCCAAGCTTCGTCTGCTTTCGCTAAAGCAATTTTTTTAGCACTTGCTGCCACAATGTCCGCATGGCGTTTCGATGCATTTTCGGAGTTGAATGCCAACGACCGCTTTGCAGCCTGTGCCAGCACTCTGGTATCTTTCCCAGTGCAGGAAAATTCCCATCCGCCACGGAACTTCCAGGTCATGTTTGTAATGGTGCTTTCTGCCCATTTCCCGGGCTGATATTCGATTTCAATTCGCTGCCCCAACTTAGGGAAGTGTTCCATGTCATCAAATTTCAGATAGCATTTTAGCTGAAACGGTTTCAGCAGCACATTATGAAACAGATAATTTGCTGCTGCTTCCACAATCGGATATTCGTTTTTGTCGTTTGCGTCCGGAAAGTCTTCTTGATAATTCAAAACCGTTTCCATTCTTCTTCCATCAAAAAAGCAATTGCTGGACAGGTCGATTTCTGCATTTCCCAGCATTGGCTTGTATTCCCTTGCATTTGTCCATCCAGTATCATCATAGGTTTTAAAATAGACCTTTTGAATATAGATGTTATACGATGCCACATCGCAGCTATCTCTTGCAATGGCGGAAAACGGGACACAGATTTTGTCTTTGAAAAAGCCAAACGGGACAAGGGAAAACGGGACTTGTAATGTGTTGTTCTGAATGCTGTATTGATCATTTCGCATACAGACAAAAGAGCAAGCTGGTTTTGCAAGAGCAGAAATATAATCAATCGCACTGTATCGGGTATTTCTGGATTCTCCTTCTTCTGATTTTCGCATCAGCGTATAACCGCTGTAGGAATTTCCCAGTTTGGGATTATCGTTTGGAATAGAACTGATATGTTCATAGGCAAGCGGCTTTTCTGCAATCATGTTTTGCAGAATGTCATTTGTCCATGTGACAACATTGGTGACAATTTCATGCAGAGAATAAACGCCGCCGCCGCCGGCTTCTCCTTCATAGCCTTCCAGCTTTTCTCGCAGCTTTTTGGATACTTCGCTTTCATCGTCATCAACTTTTCCAGAACCAGACGAAATGGAATTGTTATTTAGCCATACCAAGGCATCCGATGCCCGAAGCGTGTACAGCGTTTTTTTACGGGATACAGATGTCACCCAGAACATTCCACGGAAAATCCAATCTGACGGCTTAGGCTCTTTTTGATAGCAGCTGTACAGAATGATTTTTGCACCATACAGGTTATATGCATTGATGCCGTCTTGCTCTAAGTGCAGCTGAATGGACAGTTCCGCCGGGCGGACACTGCCAAGGGAAAAGGTGCTGCTGTCACAGGCAGAGGATTTGATGGAACAGCTATTCCGGATAATATCAGAATCGGTAAAAGCAATGTCCGTTGTATATTCGGCATAATCACCATTATCCAGATAGCAGGGAACAGAGAGAATGCCCTTTACATGCTCGTAAATCACCATGGTTTACACCTCCTCTAAGCTAACGGAAAACTCATACGCTCCCGTGTGATAATCATTTCCCTTGTAAAAATCATAGAGCCGCTGCAAATAATCGCCATGTTCTGAATCAACATCATAAAAATAGGATGCATCATCAAACCAGTGTGAGTTGCGAAAATTGCTTTCATTTGCAATCGTCTGAATCTGAATCTCACTGGTTTTGCGAAATGTTCCATGTTGTTCTTCAATGTCCGTCGTGCTGCGATAGAAGAAAAAGCACTCCGGCTGCGAAAAATAGTCTTTCAGCATGATCAAGCTTTGTAGATCGGTTTCGATTTTTAAATCAATCTTTCTTTTTCCAATGCGGACTGGATAGGTAATGGTCTGACCACTCTCGTTTTCATAAGTGCTGACAGTTTCCGCATAGGACACATCGAACTGCAACAGATTCCGCATCAACGAATTATCATAATAAATCGTCCAGATGCGGATCTTGCCATCCACATCCTCATTCCATACAAATGTACCGCCGTTCTGATCGGTACAAGTTCCAGGTATGGTATCATCTTTGGTGTAAATATTGCCGTTTTCGCCCAGATAAGAGCCATCTCCCTGCGGTGTGCACTGCACAGAGCAGCCTTCAATGATTCCGTTTCCCTTTCTGTCCGCAGGATGTCCATTCCGGTCTAGTCGAATTGTTCCGTCCTTCCGAAAAACCAGTACATCATGGTTGTTTTTTTCAACGATGGTATCCGTTCCAATTTTCGTGATTGTTCCCAAATCATCCAGTGTCGCCCATGTGTTGGCACTATTTTCATACGCATCCACCCGAATTCCGATCACTCGAAGGTAGGCAGCATGTGGGAATGGTTCTCTGGAAATTGTTATCATACACTCCACCCCCCACTGCTTGCGTTGGCTCTTGTAATGGCGTTTACAACGACCGTTTCAAGCGTTTCATCGCCAATACTGATTGGAATAATGATGTCGCCCTGCGGTTGAGAACTGGACGGAACAGCGGTTGCTGTGCTTGCTGCTGCAGGTGCTGCATACGCCTGTTGCAATACGGGGCTGTACGCCGAAACAGCTGCTGCACCCTGTGCGTTCATGATGCCCAACGTAGAAGAAACGGCAGCGTTCGCCATATTTGCAGATACCATTGACACGTCTGGTATGCCGCCCTCAATCCCGGCAACAAAGCCGTCGTCCCAGTCACCGCCGATGCCTTTGGCAACACGGGACGGAGAGTGGGAATCAATGCTTACTCTAAGATGTGCCTCAGCAGCTCGACCAAGTGCTTTTACTGCCTCTTCCACGCTTGAGATGTTGTCAGTGATACCTTCCGCAAATCCGCTTGTATAGTCAAGACCGATATTTTGGGCGATTTTGTTTAAATCGTCACCATTGTTAAGCCGTTCTTCGATGTACCGGTTGAGTGCATCAAGCTTTTCATCCTGGCTCATTCCGGATGATGCCAGGGTATCCAAAAACGTCTTTCCGGCATTTTCGCCGTGCTCTCCGGTTTTGATTTCCAGTTCCACAGCCGCCTCTTCAGCTTGACGTTTTGCCTCTGCAAGATCTTCGGCAAGTACAGACCCAGGGTTTTCATCTGCCATTTGCTTCAGCGTTTCATAATGATTTCGTGATTCTTCTTCCTGCGTCCTCAGTTGTTCGGCGGTCGCTGTCGCAGCAGTCAATATATTGCTTTGCAAGTCATTATAATTTTGTGTTACGGTTTCCAAATCGCCGCTGGAAAATGCCTCTGCCGCCTCTTTATAAGCGGACATCGCATCTGCACCCTTTTCCAGCTGGACGGTTGTTTCATGATATGTTGTGCTCAACGTCTGGATACTGTCGTTTACGCCATTCAGTTTTTCCCGCATTTCATCATATGTTTTGGATGCGTCTGTATCGTTCCAGATTGATTCCGTTTTCCCATTGATGTCCGTTAAGGTGTAGGTATTGTCCAACTTAAACTGTGCCATTTCATCAATGATTTGTTGGCGTTCTTCCTTTTTCGCCTGCAATTCCTGGTTTTGTTCCGTTACCGCCTGCAAGAGAGCAGGTCTCTCTTGCTGTGCCTGCTTTGATGCATCACCCAGCATATCCAAATAATTTTGTGCGTGTTGTTTCTCAATGACGTCATCGATTGCGTCGGAAATTTTGCCGTAACTATTGACAACTTCATCATTTTTTAAGATTTGACCATCTGCAACAGTAAGCCCGGTATTGCTGTACTCATTGATTTTGTTGATCAGATCTTGCACCTTTTCCTCTTGACCGTCTTTGATCGTGCCGTCAGAGTTGACCAGAGCCATCAAAGACTCCTTTAACTTGTTGACCGCCTCAAAATCGGAATCCTCAACAAGCCCATCTTTGCTGATTTGTTGGTGCATATCCTCCCAGGCTTTTGTGCATTCGTTTGTTTTGTCAATTGATTTTTGCACTTCATCCGGGATTTTTGCAGCTGATTCTCGGACATCTTCTAAGTGATTTTTCCATTCCTGTGATTTCTTTTTTGCATCTGCCAGTAGGGTGGTCGCTACACTTGCAACAGCACCGACACCGATAGCAATCCAACCAAGCGGATTGGATGTATTCAGGAGTCTAAAAGCTGTCTGGATTGTTTTGACCGTGTTGACGGTAGTTGTGCCAAAATCCACAATTTTTTTGACTGCAAATGCAGCTGCAATCCCGGCAGCAATCGGCTTTGCGTGATCAACGACTTCATCAAGATTTTCTGACACATAATCAATTGCTTTTTCGATTTTTGGTAAATACTTTTCCGCAACTGGCACCACGATTTCTGTTTCAAACTGGCGTTTAAGTGCGGTCATCCTTGTTGCCAAATTGTCATAATTGACATCATTGACAGATTTCATCGTGCCTTCCACATTGCTATATGCGTCATTTACATTATTTAGTGATGTAATGACTTTCATGGCGTTGTCCTCGCCAAGGGCACTCCATGTATTGGATGCAAGCGTCAATGCCTCTTGTTCATCCGTCATGTTTGATAAATCGCTTATGACGGACTGAAAAACGTCTTTTTGTGTCGCATTCCCATTTTTCCACTCGTTAAAAATATTTTGTGTACCGAGTGAGAAACTGTCGAGGTTCTCTTCAATGCGTCCATCAGAGAGAGAAATCGTAAATTCTTTGACAAAATCATTTACTTTGTCGAGATTATACGCTCCGCTATCCAGACCGTTTTGCAAAATGGAAAACATCTCTTCGGCGGAAAATCCAGCCTGTTCCCAGATCTGCGAATACTCCGCCAAATTATCAGAGAGCTCGCCGCTTTTGTCAAGTCCGTTTTGTGTGCCCTTTGCGATATAATCAAACGCCTCTTCCGCAGTAAGCCCCATGTTACTCATAAGAGCATTAACGCCTCTTAAAGTTTCATTGAGATCAGAATCAAAAACACTTGACATTGTAATAGCATCCTGGGTGATTTGTTCAAGCGACTTGTCGTCAATATCTCCAAATTGCTGCTTTACCATTGCTGCAACATCTGCAACCTCTGTCAAGTTTTCCCCAATGCCGCTATTGTAGACGTTTTTTATAGAGCTACTCATGACATCCATTTCTTCTGCAGTTGCTCCGGCAGCAGCTGCAATCTTTCCCATCGCCCGGGTATAATCCGTGCCGACATCTATAATCTCTTTCGCACCGTATGCCAGACCGGCGGCAGCGAGTACTTTTTGCACTTTGCCGGAAAAATCGTCAACGGATGTCATGGCGGTTTCAAGGCTTTTTTCTGTACTTTGTGGCACTTCGTCAAAAGCTCTACTTGCAATTTCGCCCACATTCTGTAATTCGGATTCTGCTTTCTCTGCAAATCCAGACACATTCCTTTCTGCGGTTTGAAAAGAAGATGAACCATCTCGTACTTCTTCCCATGCCTTTTTCATGGCATCGGATGCTGTCATTCCGGCTTCTTTGTAGGAATTTGCCAGCTTTGCAACCTGGGACTTCATGCTGTCAAACGCTTTTTCTGCGTCTTTTTCAGAATTAGAAGCAGTGGATGCAATCGCTTCTTCTATTTCTGCCAATCCCTTTTCTAATCCGCTTTTATCAATCCCAGTGTCAAAGACCAACGCTTTTTCTTCTGCCATTTTTTCACCTCTTATCCAAATAAACTACCGACCTCTGCTGCGGTCATGGGCTTCTGTGGAATCGCAATTGCACGCTGAATCTGCAAAATCCTTTTCCGTTCTTCCTTGTCTTTGATGCAACCGATATTGATACATCGATAAGCGATCCGCTGTTTCGTGCTGCTTTTCTCCGGTAATCCCTCAAATAATGCATTAAATGCAAACCAGTGCAGCGGTGTTGTCTGCAAGTTGATTTGATAGTATCGCAAAAAGTCAGAAAACAAATACACGCTGTCATGCAGATACGAAAAAACGGGAGTGGAACGTACTCCCGTTGCTTTTCGTTTGGACTTTGGCAGACTTTCGCAGGCAGCAAATTCCTGTAATGCCTGATAAGCGGCTGCTTTGTTTCCCGGAATTGTGTTTCGATACCAGTTCATTGCAAGTGTGACTTTTTCGATGTCCGTCAAGTCTGCGTCTTCATGCAGAAAAAAGAAGGAAATCCAATCCCGAAAGCTGGTGTGAACTGGATAGGTTTTTCCGTTCACTTCCACACTGCCCGGCAGGCGGTCAGTCAGGATGTTATACCAATTCTCGTGGGACATATCGTTTCGCTGCCTCCGTTAGTCGCAGTGCTGCCGCCATTCGCTGTTCCAATATGGCTTTTATCAGCACGGTAAAAACTTCATCGTACATTCTGGCGTTGTCCGGCATCCCTGCAAATACAGCCGCAGCTGTTCCATCGCCAAAGAGAGCATCAAAAAAATTACGATAACTCTGACAGTATTTTCGAATCACTGTTGCCGGATTGTCGTTCAGCGTGTCTGCAGGATTTGCAGACATCGCATCATAAGCGGCTTGATAGCGTTCCATGAAACTTGCATCTTCTGCATCAACATGCAGTTTCGTGCCATTGATGGTAACTGTATACAAATCCTGCATCAATTACTTTTTCACCTCTACATTCTTTTCCGTGCTCTTTGCACTCTGACTGGCAACAGTGCTTTCTGCTACAATTTTTACCGTTTGGAAATCGCTATCAAACGATACTCTGCATTTAGTCTTCGCTCCACGGGACTTAAAATCACCGGAATAGGTCATGCAGTCGGTCGTGTCACCATTGCTGGATGGCACAATCGTATAGCTTCTCACAGTTGCTTCGGCGGAATATGTTGGTACTTTATCGCCCGAACCAGTTAAAGTTGTCATATCGGCTACAATGATTTTACGAACTGCATCAAAACCAGTCAACTCGTTTTCGGTAATCTTTACAATTTCTTCCAACGCCTCCTGACCGACATACTGGTCAAAAGCGTAGTTGATGCTCTCTGCATAGCTCTTCACGTCTGTCCGTTCGGTGTCTTCGTCCACATACTGTCGGCTGTACTCGCTTGCATTTGCGTTAAACGTCTGTGTTGTGAAGCCTTCCAGACGAACATACTTGGATGTGCTGTCAGTCTTCACTTCCAGAAACGCCAGCTTTTCGGAACGCTTTCTTGTTTTTAAACTATCAATACCCTTACCCATTCTTGAAATACCTCCATGATTGTAAATAGGTGATACGCAGCTGGATTTGATAGCGTGATGTTTTTTCCGTCACCTCTACTGCATAGCCGCTGCTAATCACTTGCATGCTTCTGACTGTTTTCCCTTCGCCAAAGTCCGGATAGATTCCGGCATCATCGTTCTGCTCGACCCAATCAGCAAACTTTTCGTAAAATTCAGAATTCTGGATGTTTTGTATAACATCTCGACCATACGGTTCTCGGCTGGAAAATGTCAGTTCGATTTGGCGGATGCTGGAACCGTCCACATATCGCTTTACGATTTGCTCGCCGGGAAGAATGTCAATGGTGTATTCGATTGGGTCAACGCCCAACCGGTCAACCCCTAAAATTCGCTGATTTTCCAGCAGGGGACAGGTGGAAAAATAGTCCCATACTGCCTGTATCATTGACACAATATCACGCTCCGTTCAATATTTTTTGTGTGCTTCTTTGAATAGCATCTCCATGTGCCGTCATCGCACGTTTTACCCAGTATCTGCCACGTTTGCCAGTAGACAGCCCTTTGTAGTATTGCTTGCGTGCATATGGGGCAAGATAGCGAATCCTGCCGCTGCCGATTTTCGTTACTAAAACGCCAGAATCTCGCAGCATGCCAGTCTTGAGCGGAACGTATGGGTCGCTTTTTCGCAGCACCTCACTGTCTACAAACTTTTGTGCTTTTTGCAGGCGGTCGGAAAAATCTTTTGCAGTCGGCATGCGAATCTTAAAACCTGTAATCAATTTGCTGTCACCTCGATGTGCTGAACCGCTGCAGAGCCATACCGGCAATCTGCAACCGCTGTAATGGTGTGTTTGTTTGGCAGTGTCTGTATTTCGTGCAGTTCTTTTTCTTCCGAAATAATGCCACGAAACAGCAGGTCATCCCGTGCCGGAACGTAGTCTGTCACAGATGATGCAGGAATGCAGACATAAATGCTGTCACTCTGCTGCACCTCTTTTCCGTTCTGTCGGCTGCCAATGGATTCTTCCCAGTACACATTCCTGATGACATGGCGACGAAAAACAGGGCGGTGATTGACCGCCCCCTCTGGATGATAAATTGTAATCGCATCGCAGTTCGTAAACATCAATCACACCCCCCGATACATCAGCCCTGTGCGTCCTAAATACCGCAGACAAATACTGTACAGATAATCTGCAACGCTCTTACCGCTCAGCAGAGCCGTCAGCGTTTCTGTCGGCGTGCTGTATGTTACGCTGTAATTGTGCTGCGTTTCGGACTTTTTTGCACCGTTGCTGTCTGTGCTGGCATACACCTGCCGCTGCAGCTCAAACACTTCCGCCAACGCACACGCACATTTTTTGACGGATTCTGCAAACGATTCCGGTACACTGCCAGCAAGCCGCCCGAAGGTCACATTGTCGATATAGTCCGATGCACGGGCGGCAGCCGTGCGAAATGCTGCCGCATCTGTAAACACCGTGCCGCAATAAAAGTCTTGGTAGTATGGAAAATCTGCATAGACTGCCATCCTTAAACCTCCGTCCGTTTCACATAGACGGTCTGCGGTTTCGAAATGCCGATGCCGTAAACCTTTCGACCCTGTACCGCAGAAGAACCAATGTATTCATTCGTCAGGTTTTTGATGGCGACTGGAACAGACCATTCCTGCACCCGGTGGCACCAGTTCGGGTGACCACAAATAAATTCTGTGGTGGTCTTCTTGCCGCCAACAATCGTAGTATCCTCGAACATCGTGTTGTTGGATTCAAAGACGTTGTATCCTGCGATTCTGCCAACCACCCCAGACTGTACCAGTTCCTGGGATAAATCGCCCTGCCGGATGTAGTGGTCATCTGCCAGCAGCACTTCCATAAATTCTGGGGATGCAATCAGCCACCGCTTCCCATCGTTCGGCACGCCCAGACGGGACTGCGTTCGCTTTGCTGCCAGTACCTGCTTGTATGCAGTGCTGTCCGTGCAGGCGGTCTTTGTAGTTGCAATGGTGATGCCTGCGGTTTCTTCCAAAGCACGGATGCATTTCGTATCCATGGACAGCCCCAGAGAGTAACCAGCACTGTCCAGCCGTTCTGCGGTGATGCCGTCCGGAACGCTCTGTGCATCGAAACCATCAATCATTTCATTGACCGCTTCATCTGTATCAATGTTAATGTCAAAGTAGGTGGTAGAGCCGGCAGAGATGGCAGCCCCCTTCTGCTTGTCGTACTTCTTCACCTCTACTTCGGTGTCCCGAACTGGAACTTTGACCTTTCCAGCCTTCGGATTTCCTTCATAACGTGGGTTGAAAATGAGGTTGTCCTTGGTAACGAGTGTCGCACGCAGCTTTTCATCTACCAAACTCGAATACCGTTCCTGTGCAATATGTGGCATAAAATTTTCCTCCTTGTTACTGTTTCAGATTTGGGTTCATCTTGTAAAATTCCGTTTCCACACCGGAAAGCGTGGTTGGTGGGTTGCCGGAAGTCGCAGCGGCTGCCCGTTCCTGCGGATTTGGTGCAAAGGCATCCTCGTGAGATGTCCGGAACGCATTCACAATATCGTCACCGCCGATGAGCGTATCGCCATCGAATTGCAAATTCTTTTCGGTCAGCAAATCCGTGACATGCTTTTCATACACATCATTTTTCAGCCCCAGCTTTTTCACATACTGGTTCATCTTTGTGCGGTACTCAAACGCTGCCCGTTCTGCTTCTGCCTGCGTCAGCTTCTGCTTGTATTCCTCCACACTGGCTTTGATGCCGTCAATGTCCATATCCTTGTAAGATTGGATGGTCTTGTTGGCTTCATCCAGCTGTGTTTTGGTGGCTGCTGCAGCGTCCTGTTCTGCCTGGATGTCGGCAGTGTAAGTTTCGGTGATCTTCTGCACCGCACTTTCATCTGTAACACCAAGGCTTTCTAAAAACTTCTGGTCAATCATGGTCTTCCTCCTGTTCCTGCATTTCTTCCAGTGTTACCCAGCAACTTTCGCCCATGCTGTGAAGAAATGCGGTTACTTCTTCCTGTGTGCCTGTGATTTCAATGGTCATATGCTACTCCTTTCCGAATTTTTGGTATAAAAATAGCACCGGTTTCCCGATGCTTTTTGGTGCTGCCGGCAGGAATCGAACCTGCGACACGAAGATTTTCAGTCTTCTGCTCTACCAACTGAGCTACAGCAGCAAAGTAGCACCCGAATGGGTGCTGGTTAAGTTTAGATTACGGCTTTGCTCTGCAAAATCATTGCAATCACAACCAACATTGCAATACCTGCAACAATGCCACAGAGGATTGCTTGCCGCTTTGCCCTTTTTCGTTCTTTGGTCGTCATGTCCCACGGTGTTTCTTGCTTTGGTAGTGGTGTCCCTACTTCCGGCACGCCATCATACAGAGTGATAATATCATTAAGCATTTCGCTTTTTATTACAGCACTTCTTTTGACAAAATCTTTCCTTGTCTTTTCTTCATCAATGTAATGACGTTCATATACTGTTTCTTCTTCATCTGAATACACGATTGAGCACCTCTTTCAGTTCGATGGTATCAGGTTCAAGCAAGGTCATTCTCTCTTTTCCCCGCATATCAACCACCCTGTCTGTATCAAACACAACGCAAAGTGTATTGATGCCATGAGTGTTTTGCACGTTATCAACGTATCGCATCCCCTCCAGCTTTACACCGCCAACATACACAGCACCGCTCTTTCCGATGAAAATAGGCGTGTATCCAAACTTTGTCTTGCTTGTCCAAATGGGCTTACTTCCCACTCTGTACCTATCTCTTTCTGTGTCTTTCCGCATTGCAGCAATTTCTTCATCTGTAAGTCCGTCATAGTCTGCAGGGTCATAATAGCCGTTCATCATTGTAATTCCTCCTCAGGGCATGCAGTGATGTTATGGATATTGGTCGGAAATTTGATACTGATTGTAGGTTTCTTTCGGCACTGTAATCCAATCTGTTTTCACTTTCCCGTCTATGGTGTCTTGCAATTCCAACTGGTATTTTTCTTCGTGGTGAATTGTATCTGGAACCATGAATCTTCCAATTCTATGATAATAAGTACTATCATAGGCGTCTTGATGTCGTCTATTGATTACGGTTCCGGATTCAACAGATGTACAACCTGTAAAGGCAACCGCACAGCAAGCAAGCCCAGTCAGAACCGCTAACCATTTCTTTTTCATCAAATTTCTTCCTTTCCAATGCTGTTTAAAAGCCGCTTAACTGATATTTAAGTATGAAAAAAGCACCTCATTGAGATGCTTTTTGTAATATTCAGTTTTTATTCTCAAAACATATATCATTTTGAGAAATTGGTTATGTTTCAACCCTACTTTTTTTCTTGTCTTCGTCTACCTGCTTTTTAAATTTTTGAAAAATTTTCTTTTGCTCTTCTGTTACTTCACCAACCAGATAAACAGAACCGTTGTGAATCCTGATATTCTTCATAATTTCTTTTGGCGGAAAAAGCGTTGACATTTTACAGCCCCCATTTCTTTGATAATAATCGTTTCACTTCATTAACTAAAACATTGTTATCTGTACTTGAAAATGCTTCAGCGATAAATTCGGCAGGATTATCGCAAGCGTACCCACCTAAATAATTTTGGATTACAGCATCACTTTCATCTAATCCGCAGTTCACAAATGCAGTATGCATAATTTGTTTCGCTAGTTCACATTCATCCAGCGATTTTATGACTGCTTCTTTTTGATAATGATATTTCTCAAGCGTTTTGATATATTCTGCAAAGTGTGTAGCCTCATGTTTGAAAATACCATGCAATCCATCTTTAGGAGAAAACCAGCCACTTTCTACTAATGATTGAATATTGTTTTCTAATTCTTTGATGCTTAAATTTGAAAACAATTCTTTTGATAATTTCAATCGTAGTTTTGGAGTGTTTTCACGCCATATCATAGATGCGGAAGCAATTTTACTTGTCGGCTCTAATAGTATTTCACTAATCGAACCACGAATCATAGGAACATCCTTGTAAATTTCCCAAATTGTATTATTTATCTTGTTTACCTTTTCAACTGGTAATTCAGATATATTCTCAATGGATAAATTCAATTTTTCTTTTGCATACTTAGCAGCTTTATCAAAGGTTTTCGCTGCCATCGGACGTTCTATGTTTATTATACCATCCTTGCCGCCAGAAGTCAACCCACTTTTCTTTGCAGCATGCACGGCTTTTTGTGCTGTTGACTTGTTGAAACCAAGAACCTGTTCCCGGAACCGGTCACGGTCTTGTCCGGTTTGCCTGCAAAAGTCTTTCAGTTTTGCTTCATTGGTTTTCAGGTAGCGTGCTGACCGGTCAAATTCCGCCTGTGCGGCTGCATTGGTCGCTTCATCTGTGGCACTGTTCACGCTTTCCTGTGCAGTGACACAACGCCGCTTCCAGGCACGCACTTTTCGTTCCTGTGCTCGCTGCATCTGACTGACTTCATATTCCGTGTACAATTTTCCGTTGTACGAAATACAAGGTTCGTCCAGCTTTTTCAGCTCTTCCGGCGTGTAATTCGGTGTGCTGAATCCCGGATAATAAGCATGCCAGTTGTGGCGGCAGTTCCAACCTTTGAACCCTTCGCCGCTGCCGTAACCGATTTCAGAGAGGGTAAAAACTCGCAGCCCGTCAATGATTTTTCCGGCATTTTTTCCGGTTATTGTAACAAGCTGCCCCTGCCATTCTGCATGGTCAGGTCTTGCTCCGCTGTGGGCGGTGATTTCCATGAGATAACAGCCTGCATCTTCTGCTTGTCGTAAAGAAACCGCTGCCGCTGTCTGACTGACACCCGTCAACACACACCGCCGAATAGCAACATCCATGCGGTCTTTGTGTTTGGTTGGATAAACGACTTCTGCTCCTGTATCCGCTAAGGCTCGCAGAGCGTTCATGATGGCTTCCTGATAGCTGAATGCCCCAGAGGATACCTGCATATATATCCGGTCACAGGTCTGAATAAATGCGGTCTGTGTCTGCGTTGCGGTCGTGCTGACCAGATTTTGCATCGTGCCAAGTGTCTTTTTGTATCCGGTTTCTAATACCTGTCGGGTGCTGCTGTCCTGCCGGATGTCAATGGGCAACGCTCCGGCGGCTTCGTGCAGGCTGTTGTCAATCTCGACCGTCTGCACGCCTGCATCCTCGAACAACGCTTTGACCTGTGCCGTGCATGCATCTGTGCGGTCGGCAATCAGCTGCACGATGTCATCATACAATAAGCCGGCAGCCTGTAAGACTTCCAACTGATGTTTGGACGCTTCCGAAACATACCCCATTTTCAGGATTCTGCGAATGACCGCCGACAAAATATCGTCCTCTAACTGCTGATATAGAGCAATGATGCGGTCAGCAGATGGCTCGTACTGCTGCCGCATTAAAATGCACCGCCGTCAAATAAACCGCCTGCGTCCTGCTGTTCGGGCAGCATCTGCAACGCCTCTGCTTCCTCACATCCAAAGTACCATGACAGCAGCAGCTCCGGCTTCAAGACACGAGCCTGCACCATTTGCAGGCGGCGTTGAAATTCCTTGTCTGTGTCTTCCAGAACCCCATCACCGAACGTGCAGGATACCTCTGCCGGCTTTGTGTGGCGGTTTGCGTAATAATCCCGATAGTACTGAAATCCGTACAGCAATTGTTCCAGAGCGGCTTGCAAGTTGCCCTGAATGTCGCTCACTCGCACAAAGGAACGCTGCTTACTGCTTTTGATTTCTTCAGCAGTTTTTTCAACGTCTGAAACTTCGGAAAGCGTGCCGTAACTCAGACCAGCCGCTGATTCAATCCGCCGCAAAATCTGATTCAGGGCATTGAAATAGGAAGTGTCCCGAATCTCAGGGGAAAACGTGTTGAAAATGGTGTTACCCGTTCCGGTTTTCTCCAGACAGTGATACATCCGTTCCCGTCCTTTTGGCAGGATGGGCTGGTTTGTACCCGGATGGAAGCGGAATAAATCCTCGCTGGCATCAATCGCCCGTTCAGACGATTCCAGTTCCCAGAGAATCCGTTCCCAGTGCACATCTGCGTCATGAATCAGATCCACAGCGTCCGCATAAGCAGACACCCCCAGCGGTGAAGTCGGGTCGATGTTGTTTGCTTCTGGCATCTGGAACATCGCAAACAGCGGATGGGATACATCGTAGTATGTTTTTTGCGGCAACAGATTTGCCCATTGAGGTACTTCTGTCAAATCACATTCCAGCCCCAGCGTGCCAGGCGTAGGAGAGCGGAAGCACCGCTGCTGAATGGTGTGGGTGTGTACCCGTTCATCGAACTGGTGGAACTCCAAACGGGTGTAACATCGCTTTTCCAGCACCAGTTCTTCTGGGCAAATCACTGCCGTGCAGGCATCGTTTGTGTAGCGGACTGGCAAATACTGATTCTGTGCCACAAAATCAATTTGCAGCCCATTGTGATAATACGGCTTTAACAGCAGCCCACCGGATGCAATGCCGTAATCCAGCTTCTGCCGCAGCATTTGTTTGGTATGCTGTAGGGGCAGCTGCAATTCTGTGTCTTTCGTATTCAGTACAAATTCCGTCAATGCCAGCCGTTTCAGTTCTCGTGCAATCATTGCCGGCAGTCGGAGCGGCTTCACGCGTTCTTTTTGCCAGTTTGCACGGTTCTGGTATAGGTCTTCCCAGAGTTGCAAGGCGGTCTGCATATCACCGGACAATAAACAAGGCAGCCCGAAAGCTGCCGCAATTTCATTTGCTTGTATCATCGCATCACCTCCTCCGGATGGTTTTCAGCGTTCTTGTCATGGCAGTACGCACAAAGTATCGCATATCGTCCATGGCATGGTCATTTTCTTTAATGGGGCGGTCTTCTGTGGCGGATTCATCCCAGCGATACAACGAAAATTCCCGAATGATGTCTGTGCAGTTGTCGCAGATGTGCAGGTATTGCATTTGCAGCAAGCTGGATGTGTCCCGGATGCCGTTTAATACGCTGTTATCTGCCTGCCAGACCCGAAACAGTCCGTGCCGCCGGATGCACTCGATGAAGGATGCAGCGGACGGGTCAACGATGACTGCCCGAACTTTGTCGGCAACGTCTCCGGCAAGCTGTTCCAACGCTGCATAATGTTCCTCATCGGTTCGGGGCGTTTTGGTCTTGCGTCCGTCATAATAATATTCTCGCAGGCGGATTGCGTGCCCGTCTGGTTGCAAGTACCACAGCCCTGCACTGGTTGGGTTCAGCGTACCGTAGTCGCAGGAAATGTAATAATCACCGCCAGGCTGTAACTCAGGATGGTGGGCGACATGCACCGCCTTGTCAAACATCGGGTAAATCAGCCCTTCTGCAACGCACCACAGCCCTTTGATATAGCGATTATAAAAGACTCCGGTATACAACCGTTCTGCATCTGCAATTTGCTCTGGCGACAGAATTGGGTTGTCCTGCATCGTGAAATGTAAGTGCAATGCCTTTTTCTGACGGGTGTTGCAAATCCATTCCTTATAGAACCAATGTTCCGCCGATTCCGGATTGCAGTTGAACCAATATCGGGCTTCTGGCTCTGATAGCGTTCTTGCAACTGCCTGATCCACAAATGACTTCGGCATCAATGCCACTTCATCAAAAAGGACACCACTTAATGTGATGCCCTGTACCAGTGTATAACTGCTTTCGTCTTTGCCGCCGAAGATGAAGAATGTATTGGTGTGGCTTCCGCTTCGGATGATAATTCGCTTATTTTCCCCACGGATGTATTGTAAAGAATAATAGTCGGTAATGTCTGGCATATTCAGCAGCGGCAGGATGATATTGCGTTCTGTGCTGCTGATGGTCTTTCCGCAGATGCCGAAATTTTTCCCGTCAAAAAATCGCATCGCCCAATGTACAAAGCCCAGAATCATAGAAACGGTTTTGCCGGAACGCACTGACCCGTCACAGATGATTGCTTTCCGATTTTTGAACTTGGTCAGATGTGCCCATTTCAGCACCAGTTTCTGCTTCGGCGAAAGCTTCGTAATTGGTTTCATCGTCTGCTCCTAATGTTTCATAAAGTTTGGATGTTTGGTCTTGCAACTGATTGGATGCGGTCTGTTTGCTACGTTCTCGCAATTCAAAGTATAAGCGGATCGCCTGTAGATTTCCAGCTTTGATCTGTTTGCAGAGCGATTTCCAAACCATTGCAAGTTCTGCATCTGCGTACTGAGCAACCAGCTGATTCACCAGAGCAACAAAGTCCGGATTCCGCAGCCAGCGGTAGAGGGTGCGTGATGTTACACCGGCTTTTTCTGCAATATCCGATTTCGTGCCGGAAAAGTCCGGATTTGCTAACAGTTCTGCTGCAATCGCCATTCGTGCGTCAATTACGGTATTTTCTGAATTTGTGACATTTTGTGACATCCTCCTCCCTCCGTTTTTTCAGGTATAAAAAATCCGGCAGGGGACACCTACCGGATTTCATTTTTCGATGTTATCATTATAGCACGTTGTAACTGTGTCAAACAAGTCCATCTTTCAGCAGTTGCAAGGCTTTCCGGTGCATCCGTTTGGATGTTGATTCAGAAATGCACATCTTTTCGTTGATCACTTCCCATTTCATTCCCAGAATGTACCGTGCCCGCATCAGCATTCGCAGTTCGGACGGCAAGGTGAAAATCGCCTGTTCCACGGAAATGACATCCTGCATCAGGTCGGCTTTTTTCGCTTCGTACAGGGCAGAGAGGGTTTCCAGCTGCTCGATGTATCGCTGCACCGCTGCCACAGGCTCTCCCTTGCTCTTTGGTGTGTTGTCATAGCAAACTGCCTTGGTGTTCCGCGCGTCCGCTCTGAGGGCGGCAATCCGGCTTTCCAGCTGCTGTAATTCTTTTTGTTTGTGCTTGCACTGCTGCAAGGTTTCTTTCGTCATGTTCATTTCTCCTTTTCTACCTCCGTGATCTGTACAAACACGCCCGGAACTTCCGCCCAGTACTTTTCCACCACTGCACTGTAGATCTGCTTGTCATCGCCCCAGTAGTGCAGTCTGGTCATGATGTCGAATAACGCCTTGCACAGGTTGTCCACATCCGGCTTGTTGGTGTACGGTTCGCCATCCTGATGCTTTGCCTTTCTCGGATAGCACCACTTCACAATGACTCGCACCGCACCATGATACGGCTGTTCCGGAATGTGCTTCATCAAGTGTGCTGCAAGCTTGGCTTCTGCTTCGCCGTTGTTCCGCTTGTAGAAGTGATGCACGCCGTGCTTGTCAACGGTGTGTCCTTGCTGTTGGTGCGTACTGGTTGGCGGTATCATGGGCATAAAAAAAGTCGTCATATTGTTTCCTCCGTTTCTGGTTTTTCAAGTCTGCGTTTGTCAATGAAATGCAAAGTGCTACAAGAGTGCCGTGCATTCGCACTCTTGTCACTTTGTCATTGACCTGTCAACAATCAAACAGTATATATATATACACTGTTTGACAGCAGTTTTTGACACTTTACTTTTTTCTATAAATATTTCCGTTTTCGATTTGAAACGCTGCATTTTCTTTCACGCGGTTTTTTACCGTATTATAGGATACGCCCAAATACTCCGCCATGTTTTGAACCGTCACCGTTCCGTCCATGTTGCAAGCGTTGAACGCATTTTCAAAAGCCGCTTTCTTGTCGGCTTTCTGTGCTGCATAGGTTTCTTTGGTCTTTTTGCCCCGTTTCTGATTTCCACGTTGATACGGCATCAAATCCACTTCCATCTGCAAATCTTTCAGCACGCCAGTGGTATCTTCCACGTGTACCGGATACCGAAACCACAGATTCTTCGGCTCGAACTTCGGGAACTCTCGCAGCGTACCATCCAGCCGCCACGCCGTCCGCTGTTGCACTGTCCGTTTGATGGTTTCTATCTCGCTGAGAAACGCTTCATAGACGGCTGGCGGCAGATTGTCTTGACACAGCTTCAAGGCTTCCACATGGCTCAGCAGGGCATCCGGCGAGGCATCCGCCAACACTGCCGGAGCGTGCCGCCGCAGCTGCTCCACGCACGCATCACAGATCGCCGTGTTGGTTTCCTGCTTGCGGATGTCCTCGGAGAGTTCCAGTTCTGTCAGGTCAAGCAGGGCATCGGGGTCACGGGCAAACACCCCCGAACCGGATGCTCTATCCATGCTGCGTTTGCCGCCCTGAGCCCCCTTGCTGTGGTGGTGGCAATAAATCACCGCACAGCCCAACTGCGTGCACACCTTGTCAAACTGGTTGCAGAAATGAGCCATCTGGTCAGCACTGTTTTCATCGCCCGTGATGACCTTGTAAATCGGGTCGATGATGACAGCAATGTACTGTTTTTTCTTGGCTCGCCGAATCAGTTTCGGGGCAAGCCTGTCCATCGGCTCGGTCACACCACGCAGATTCCAGATGTCAATGCTCTGGAGATTCGCCGCCGGCAGTTCCATTGCCTGATACACATCCCGAAACCGATGCAGGCAGCTGGCTCTGTCCAATTCCAGATTGACATACAGCACATGCCCCTTTGCACATTGCCAGCCCAGCCACTGCCTGCCCTCAGCAATCGCAATGGACATTTCAATGAGGGCGTAGGATTTGCCGGCTTTGGAAGGTCCTGCAATCAGCATTTTGTGTCCCTGCCGCAGCACGTTTTCAATGAGCGGCGGCGATAGTTCCGGCATGTGTTCCCACGCTTCCGCCATGCTTTCAAACTCTGGCAGGTCATCGGTGACACTGTCGATGTAGTCCTTCCACTCTGCCCACGAACCCAGCCCGATGTTGGTTGCAACTAAGAATTGCTTCTTTCCGTTTCGCATCACGCCCGGCATTCTGGAAAGACGGGACGGATTCCGGTTCTGGCGGTCGACTTTCAGCCCGTTTTTGTCGCAAACGTCATAGAGGAAATCCACTCGCTTCCGGTATTCCTCGTAGTTGGGGGCATCCACTCGCACAATGGCATGTAGGCTCTTGCCGCCGCTGTAAACCAAGCAGGCAATGGGCAGCTGCATTTCATGCAAGATACCGTTCTGCCGTTCGATGTCCAGCACATCGGATTCTACCAACGCAAAACGATATTCCGTGACATTTTCGTTCTTGCCGCCCTTGCCATCCAACGGGTTGAAGCGAATCCATGCCCCCGCTGCTTCCATGTAGTCCCCGAACACTGCCCCGATGTCCTCGCCGCACTGGCTCAGAGCCTCCAGCAGCTGCCCAGCGGTGCGGTCGCAGCAGCCGGAGGTTGGCATATACTTGCCGTCTTTGTTCTTCCATGTTTCTGTGACATAGCCCACGAAATCATCTGCTTCAAACAGCGTTTCGATATATTGGGAAAGTTCCTGTGCTGGATTCCATGTTTCCGGCTCTGGAATGGGGATGTCCTGTGCTTCTTTTCGGCTGGTAACCACATAATCTTCCCCAATGGTGTCATCCCAGTTCAAGGCATGAGATTCTTTTTTGAAATACTGGGGGCGGTAGCCGTTTTCCACTGCCAGATGCACAATCGTTCCGGCAGTGACGGGATGTTCGCAGCCTGCAAAGGTTCGCCATTTCTTTTCGCATTCGCCCTTGTGATAACGTGCAGCATCTCGCTGTGACCAGACATCCCAAAGCGAATCGTCATAGCCGGCATCTTTCAACGCCATGCCCACGCTGCACCATTCCTGATAGGTTAAGGATGCAGGGTCGATGTAGTCCAGTAGTTCGTCTAAATTGTTATTTCTATCATCCATTTATCCATGCCTCACCCCTCCGGTATATATTCTGATGCGGTAATGCTGTTTGGGACACGCCAGCCATTTGCAGCGATGCGGTTAATCAGATTTTTTGCCGCATCGAATTTCCAGCCGCCGACGTGCTGAAACCCGTACTTTTCCAAGCAGCGAATTTGTTTTGGCGTTGCCAGTCCGCTTTGCTGTCGCTGAGCCACCGCACGCAGAATCTGTTCTGCTTTTCCGGCACTCTCTACGGCATCGGGATTGATGCCCCGTTTTTCCAGGTCTTTTTTCTGCTGGGCGGTCGGGGGGTTGGATTCCCACCCGAACGCCGGAACATAGCCGGACAAATCCTGCGACTGAATTGACAGTTCATATTGCAACGGGTCGACCAGTTTCGATTTTCGTTTTTTTATCGCTTCCAGCTTTTCGGCAAGTTTCGCTTCTCGGTCTGCGACTACGTCTTCGGATGCCCGATTCTCTGCTGCTTCGATGTCAATCGGGATGCCGACTTGCTCTTCCAGCTGCTGGGTCATCTTCTGCTGTACGGCTTCGTCCTCGCAAATCAGGCACGCCGGACGGCAGAGTTCGTGCTTTTCCGTGTTCCAGAGGAAATCCAGTAACAACAGGTGGTCTTTACCTGCTGCCAGCCGTGTGCCACGCCCGACCATCTGACAATACAGAGCACGCACTTTGGTTGACCGCAGCACGACCACGCAATCCACATCCGGACAGTCCCAGCCCTCTGTGAGCAGCATGCTGTTGCAAAGCACGTTGTACTTGCCATCCGCAAAGTCTTGCAAGATTTGTTCTCGGTCATCGGATTCGCCGTTGACCTCTGCCGCACGGAATCCGTGCTGACAGAGGAAATCACGGAACTTTTGAGAGGTTTTGACCAGCGGCAGGAATACCACCGTTTTGCGGTCGGCACAGTGCTTTGCCATTTCGGCGGCGATTTGTTCCAGATAGGGGTCTAACGCCGTGGCAATCTCTCCGGGCTTGTAATCGCCGGCAGTTGTTCCAACCTGTGTAAAGTCAATCTGAATCGGGACGGTCAATGCCCGAATCGGGGTTAAGTATCCCTCGTGGATTGCCTGCGGCAGGGTGTATTCATACGCCAAGCTATCGAACACTTTGCCCAGATTTTGCTTGTCGCCACGGTCTGGCGTTGCCGTTACGCCCAGCACATGAGCACCGGAGAAATGATTCAAAATCACCTGATAGCTGTCCGAAATGGCGTGGTGTGCTTCGTCAATGATAATCGTCTGGAAGTAATCGGCAGGGAACTGAGCAAGGCGTTTCTGCCGCATCAGGGTTTGCACGCTGCCCACAGTGACCCGATACCATTGCCCCAGACAAGTTTGTTCTGCCTTTTCTACGGCACATTTCAAGCCGCTGGCGCGTTCCAGCTTGTCCGCTGCCTGTTGCAGCAACTCGCCCCGATGTGCCAATATCAACACCCGATTGCCGCTGCGAACTTCGTCTTCGGTGATTTTTGCAAAGACGATGGTTTTGCCGCAGCCGGTGGGCAGAACCAGCAGCGTGCGGTTTCTGCCCTCGTCCCACTCCCGATGCACGGCAGTGCGTGCCGCCTGCTGATAGGGTCGCATTTGCATCTTGTATCACTCCTTAAAACTGACCTTTGTTCCAGCCGCCCTGCGGTGACTGCCACGGCTGTGTGTTGTTCGGCTGCGGTGCGGTGTAGGTCTGCTGTGGGGCACTCTGAGCAAGCTGCGGCTGGTCATAGGATGGATACCACTTTTCAATCTGGTTTGCCTGTCCAACGCCGCCCTTTTTTTTGTCATAATTGTGGATTTTCACGTGACAAATGCCGCTTTTTCCGTTGACTTCCTGCCAGTTCATCCGTGCAGCCTGTCCCTTTTGCTTCATGCCGATGCTAGAAAAAAATTCCGACAGCTTCCATTCCATCTTTGTGTGCAGGAACAAGTTTTCCTGCACGAGCACGCTGCTGCCGTCCGGGCTGAACACCCGGAAGTGGACGATTGCCTTGTTGCAGGGCGGAATGTTCGCCGAGCCGGCATGTCTGGCACGGTCGAACTTCTCCACGGTGAAGCGATAATCGCCCTCCGGCAGCAAAATGAAGTTGCTTTCCTGCTGGATTTCATCATCCCAGCCCAATTCGTGACCCTGTGCAGTTGTGTTATAGTTTTCCATGAAAAATACCTACCTTTCTAAATTTACCTTGATTGGTTTTGTTTGCTTGCATTAAAACGGGACGTTTCGGTTCTGCTGAATCAGGTCGAAGATGTTTTTCCACCACGGGATGCACCAGCCCTCTACGAAATCCTGCGGATACTGATTGACGGGCATATCTTCCGGAAAATATCCCTTTTTCCCAACAACCTGTTGCAGTTCTTCAGGGGAAACGTGATTTGCTTCCATCAGCTGTGCAAGCTGCGGAAAGATGCCGTCCAACGAATCCGGCGTTGTAACAATCGGCGTTGCAGTTGCAAAATCCTGTTCGGTCGGCAGTCCGGCAGCCTGTGCCTGTTCCACAAGCTGTTGTGCTTTGGATACCGGTGCAGGGGCAGGAGTAGCAGCAAAGAGGGAAGCAATCGAAGCGTATTCCAGCGGCAGCATTTCGGGCAGCCCGAACCGATTCTTTGCATCCCACCATGCGGACTTTGTGGTATACATGACCCGATTGCAGGCGGTTGCCTTGTGTTTTTTTCCCTTGTCATCGGTTGCAATTACATGCGTCTGGAACGCCAGAAACAGGGTGATGTCCGACCACTCTTTTAATAGTGGTGCAATCTTGTTGGTCGTCTTGTTTCCCAGCTTCAATTCCCAGTGGTCATATTCTGCATCAATTTCCGGCAGAGAGGCTTTTCGGGTGATTGCATGGCAGAGCAAAGCGACATGGATGCCTGCCTGAATGAGCCGTTCGGTGCTGTCCAAAAACCGCCCGATTTCTTCGGCTTCATACTCCCAGCCCTTGCCGTAGCCGAAGCCCTCGATGCCATTCACGTTGTGTTTGCTGCACAGTTGTGCAATGGCAAGGCGTTCCGCCCAGTCGAATGTATCAATGATGACCGTCTGATACTGCCGCTGTACATGAGATTCCAGCACAAATTGCAATTCCTGCTGCAACATCTCCCAGCTGGTGGGCTTCGGCAGCCGCCGGACGTTCATTTTTGATGTGCTGCCCTCGCAGTCCAGAAATACCGCCCCTGGCAGTTGTGCCGCCAGCGAGGACTTGCCAACGCCTTCCTGTCCATAGATGACCAGCTTGATGCCGGAACCCGTCTGAATGCCGTTTGTTTCTTCAAAATTCATTTAAAATGCTCCTTTCGTCGACCACTTTTCAAATTCTCTGAGTTCTTCTTCGGTAGGTTCATCGTTTTCTAAGCCGTATATACACCCGCTTTCAAAGGTACAGCCGTACAAGTCGTCACGTGTTTCTACCCAATCCGGATATTTGACCCAACCATGCTGACACCCTTGACAATACTTCATAACAGGATCTATGCAACGAGTTGGCTTGTCCATTTGTGCCCCCGCCATTCTTAAAATTTACCTGCTGTCCATGTAGGTGCAGCAGAAAACGACTGTCCTTCCTGATTGTTTACAGAATAGCCATCTTCGATAATGATGCTGCATTCTTCACCAGTAGAAACCCGTGTAGCGATTGCCTGTAAGCCCTCTTGCTCCAGCCATTGCCCGAATGCCTGTAAAGTGCTGCTATCCATCTGTTCCAGCTTGTCCAGCAGGACGAACCCGCAATTAGGGTTTTGTTTGCGGATAATGGCAGTTGCGACCTGCAATTGTTCCGCTCCTGACATACAATCCCACGGCTGCCCCTTGTACAACAGCACGCCGTTTTCCACCGCCAGACCAGCAAGCGGTAGATCTGCATTTTGCAGCAAATCTTTCTTTTCCTGCCGGATCGCATCGATTTTTTGTGAAAGTTGCTGGTATTCTGTGCGGTATTGTTCTGCTTCGGATTCTGCCTTTTCCCGGTTCAGATTGTCACGGACTTTGGCATTGATGACATCGATTTCTGCAATTGTCCGTTCCAGGTCTGCTGTGGATGCATCCTGTAGATCTTGTACCGCAGTCCGGGCAATTTGCAAATCTTTTTCAATTTGTTGCTTTTGCTCCAGAATTTGCAGGTATTTCTGACAGATCTGTTCGTATTGCAGTTCCAATTCTTTTTTGTGCTGTCGTTTCCGCTGGTTTTCTGCGTTCTGCAACAGAATTGCTTGCTGTTGCTTGATTTGTTCTGCCGCAGAAACTGGCGTTTCCGGAACGTCATGCCATTTTTGCAAGCTGTCCGCATATTTTTGCTTCTGGTCAGCGATTCTGCCAATGGCGGTACGCTGGTTGTAGGCTTCTGCCTCCCGCCGTTCTACATCTGCCAGCTTGTCACCAAGCCCCGTAATTTGCAGCAGAATATTTGCTTTTTCCGTAGGCGATGCCTGTAAAAACTTTGGAAGGTCGAGGGCAAATGTTGTCAGGAACGTGTTCAGCAGTTGCTGCCCAGAACGGTTTCCAGTCGGGTCAACGACTTTCAGGCTGCTGTTCTTGCCTTTCCGCTCCACGATCACTCCATTGGAAAGTACGATGTGCAAAAATGGTTCGGTGTATGCTCCGGTTCTGTGTGGGATGGCGGGGCGATACCGTTCGCCGCCCAATGCCCATGCAATTGCATCCAGCACGGATGTTTTCCCCTGGCAGTTGTTGCCGCCGATGATGGTCAAACCGTTTGCAGACGGTTCCAGCTTCACTGCTTTGATTCGCTTAACGTTTTCGATTTCCAGACTGTTGATTTTCACGCTCATTTTTCGTCCTCCCGATGTAGTTGTTCGTCTTCCCACTGGCTGTTATGTCGCCGCCATGCAACCCAGACCCAGAAGAGTGCTATTGCAATGCCGCCTAAAATCATTGTTTGCATGTTCTTTTGCCTCCTCTTTTATCCTTTTTCCTGCAGTGTTCGCAGGTTAAAAGCTGCTTGTCCTCTCGCTTCCTGCCGCATCGGGTGCAAAGCCCAGCGGCTTGCCATGCCTCTCTGACTGCTTTTTTCTTCGCCGACCGTTCTGCTTTCTGCTCGGGCGTTAATCCGGCGTACCGAAAACGGTTGCTTGCATTCATCGCTTCCCGGCATGCTTGGCAAGTAACAAGCCCGTCCGTTGCGGAAGCGTTACGGCATCGCACGCAAACATGGTGGGCTTTATACCAGTTGTAGCTTGCCAGCGATTCCAGGTTCTTATTTAAACGCTGTTCTGGGGTCATTTTATCACCTCGATTTTTGGGCTGTAAACCTCGTCCCTGCAGCAGTCCAATGCAGCCAGGAACGTGGCTTTTTTGATGTCATCATCCAGCGTTTCCGTGATGCTGATAAACGCCGCCAGCAACATCTTAGCTGCATCTGCTCTGTTGAGCCCCATTGAATGAATGCGAACATCATGTTGATTCCAGTCACCTTTTACAACGATTTTTCCCATCTTTTCGCTCCTCTCTATCATCTTCCAGGAGAAAATCATACTCCCCAGAAGTATCATTCCGAACCTTGTCTGCAAATCCGCAAGCATTCACGCCGAAGAGCATCCGTAGCAAGTCATCCGTTGTGAACTGCATTTCCGGATTCACACGGACGCTCCGAACGACAGGTTTCGCCATTAGCTTCACACTCCTTTTCCTTCTTTCGGTTCTTCATCTCGCACCATGGACAGATGAAAAAACCTGTTTTCTGAATCGGAACGTTAAAATCCAAGTCACACTGCTCGCAGTACATGTATTTGAACCCGTTCCGATACTCAACTTTCCGGCTCATGCTCTGCCATCCGTAATCAGCATTGCCAACGCTTCATAGACCGAACGGTCTGCCTGCTCCTTCGCCGGCACAACGCTTGCTTTCATCGGCTTTTCCATGCCATTTCCTCCTTACTTGTTTGCTGTTTCCAGCCGCTTGAATGTTGCACCAGCCATAAACGCCAGCATCAGATTGTAGTCTTCTTCGTTCATCAAAGACAAGCAATAAGCAATCAGTTCCAGTTCTTTCATAAAATCACATCCTTTCTAACAGGTTTGGTTTCCTGCTTCGGGAAATCTGGCAGTAGCAAACCAATGTGATCAGCACAGTGCTGCTTGCCATCCAGCCCCAGATACAAAGGCACACCGCTGATGTGACAGTTCACACAACAGGGCTTTTGTTCGTCTTGATTCATGTTCTGTTCCTCCTGAAATTTTGTGGATGCTGCGGAATTGCACCGCACAGCAAAGCTGCTGGTCACTCAGACGCATCCCATGCAGCGGTGATACGCTCACCGCAAAGCGTAGTATAAAGGCAAAGAATGAGGTCTTGCCAATGGCTACGATGCTGCCACATCGTCCCCCGTGTTGCCGATAGGTCAGCGAATTTAACGCTCGCTCAACGCTCGTTTAACGCTCGGGCGAGTGTTAAAAACAAGTGTTAAGCATTCATTCATGTCGGAATAACTGGTTTACAGAAACATCCGAAAAGAATGTTTCCTGAATGCGAATCGCTTCATCCAGTGAAAAACGCAGGTTTCCATTCAGTTTCTGTGCTGGAATAGCACTTCGATCGGCGTTTCTGGAAACCACGTCTTCTGAATGAAGATTGCTTGTTCCACAGTGAACGAGCGTTCCCCTAACGTTTTATGCCAGATCGTCCCCTCGTCCACGCCGAGTGCCTGTGCCATTGCCTTTTTCTTAATGCCTTTGCGTTTGATCTCGTATTCGAGAAATGGGTAATTATAACTCTTTTGTTTCATTTGTTTTCCCTCTGTCTTATTTGTACTTGACTTTTGTAATATTTTGTGGTATGCTATCAATATCATCTCTCACGGAAGGAGGTGAATAGAATGGCAACAAAAGCAATTATACGTTGTAAGAGATGCGGAGAGGAATTTCCTATCTATTGGAGTGATATGTCTCATGATTTGTTAATTCGCTGCAAGAATTGTTCTGCAACAATGGATGAATTTATGTCAGAACAGGTTTTTAATGCGTTTGCAACCGTAGTTGACGCAAATCACGAGTTGTATAAATCACACCTTGAAAACCATATGCCACTTTTCGAGGTCGATTTTTCACATACTACTTATTATGTAGATGATGAAGATTAAGTTCTAATTCTGCAACCCGCAAAAAATCATGTAACAATCTTCTGGAGTAGTCAAGGTGGTTTTCTATCGCAACTGCCTTGAATTGCTCCAGAATTTTTCTTGTTTGCACTTCTCCAACTGCTACATTGAGACTTTTTAACAAAATGCTGTATTCATCTTCCATATTCTCACCCCCTTTCTGCTTTAATTTCAGCCCGGCTTTCAGTTTTCTCCTGCGGTTTACTTCCCGTTTAAGTTTTCTGCTGGTCTTGCTGATTTTTAGCAAGCATTTTTTGTTTTCTTTTTGCTTGCTAAGGACATTATAGCACGTCTTTTTGTTTTTGTCAAGCATTTTTTCAAAAAAATTTTCCTGAAATTGTCCTTGACAAACAAAACAGAAAATGATATACTTACAACAGAGATTGGAGGTGATAGCATGGAAACGTACGAAAGAATAAAAGATTTAAGAAAAAACAAGTTAAAAGTTACCCAAGATGTGTTTGCGGCTAAGATAAACATATCACGGTCGAATCTGGGAAACATCGAAACGGGTAAAGTAGGCGTAACAGATAGAGTATTAGTAGATATTTGTAAAGCCTACGGCATCAACCGGGAATGGCTGGAACATGGAACGGGCGAAATGTATGATGCGAATGCTTTATCTGTAATTGACCAGCTGGTTAAGCGGTACAAGCTGAGTGATACCGCCCGAAAGGTCCTGGAAACGTATATCGGCTTAGAAGAAAACGACAAGCAGGTGATTGACCGATTTGTTCGAAAAATTGTGGAAAGCCATCAAGCAAACCAGCCAATCAATCTAAAAGAATCTATGGTTTATACGGTAAAAGTCGCCGCCCGTGGCGGAGAACCACCGCATACCGAAGAAATGACGCAGGCAGAAGCAGAACGAATTGCAAACCTGCCACGTGTGCCGGATGATTTGTAATGCATAAAAAAACGCCCTCGTGTTACAATAACACAAGGGTGAATTATGTTGTATTATGGAAGATACCAGCATATTAGGAATGCAAGCTGGCAATGCCTGATTGATTGCCATGTGACGGAACTGCCGCTGAAACCCGTGCAGATTGCCGCACAATACCAGCTGCAATGCGTTTATGATGAAATTGAACAGGCTGGGAAAGTGACCAATAATGGTATTATCTTGCTAAACAAGAGCCAATCTGTGCAACGGCAGCGGTTTACTGTCATGCATGAACTGGGACACTATCTATTAGGTCATGTTGGCAGTGACCCACGTTTTCGGGACAGCAGCCGCACCGAAGAGGAACAGGAAGCTGACCGTTTTGCAGTGGGTTGCCTGATGCCGGCTTGTGTGTTGTGGGCGTTGCATGCTACCACAGCGGAAGAAATTGCCGCACTCTGCAATGTGTCCATGCAGGCGGCAGAAATCCGTTCCAGACGGATGCAAATCTTGCTTGCAAGAAATAAATTTTTGACGCATCCACTGGAACGACAGGTATTTGAACAGTTTAAACAGTTTATTAACAATCAGTGAAAAAGCAATCATTCTCGTGAGGTCACGAAAATGAAAAAAAGCCGCCCCACGGCGGCAACCGTGAAGCGGCAAGAGGGAACTATTGCTATAATAGTCCAAACCAGAACGGTACTATTATAGCACATTCTCTCAAAAAATGCAAGGAGGAAGTGCAAAATGCAAGCAGCAGCATATGCAAGATACAGCACAGAGCATCAGACAGAGAGCAGTATTGCTTACCAGATGCGGAAAATTGAGGAGTACTGCAATGACCACAGTATCACAGTAATAGCCCGGTACACGGACGAAGCCAAGAGCGGCACGAATACCCAGCGACCAGCATTCCAACAACTCTGCAAAGATGCTGCACAGCGAAAGTTTGATGCCGTTGTGATTTACGACATCAGCCGGGGAAGCCGTGATGTGTCGGACTGGTTCGGCTTCCGGAAACAAATGGCGATTTTAGGGATTCAAGTAATATCTGTAGAAGACCGCATTGGAGACATTTTGAACCCCTCTGACTACTTAACAGAATTAATCACGGTTGGGTTGGGGCAGCATCATGTGTTGACCAGTCGTCAAAAATCTATGGATAGCATCGCTACCAAAGCGAAAACCGGGCAATTCTTAGGCGGCACGCCAAATTTCGGCTATAATGTTGTGAATGGAAGATATGTCATCAATCCAGCAGAAGCGGAGATTGTTCAGAAAATTTATCGGATGTATGCAGCAGGGAAGAGCTATGGCGAAATTTTAGCAGAGATTGGGGAAGTACGTGGCAAACGTGGAAGAGTTATCGGAAAGAACAGTCTACACTATCTGCTGCGAAATGAACGATATATTGGTGTTTATAGCTGGTGCAAGTATCATCATAAAATCATGGGGAAGTATGCTGGAAACATCCCGAATGAAAACGCTGTCCGGATTGAAGACAGTATACCGGCGATTATTGATAAAGATACATGGGAAGCGGTGCAAATACGAATGAATGATAAAAAACAGCGTGCTTGTAACAAAGCGAAACGCAGCTATTTACTGTCTGGATTGATTGAGTGCACAGAATGTGGTGCAAATTATGTTGGGCACACTTCCACAAATAAGAAGGGATATTCTACCCGATATTATTGCTGTGGGAACAAGTACCGGAATCATACCTGCCATGCGAAAAATCTGAACGCAGAGGAATTGGAAATATTTGTGGTACAGAACTTGAAACAATATCTATCTGATTTGGATTTTTCTCAAATGGCACAGCAGGTTGCAGATGAAATTAATGGTGCATCTGTTGACCTTAAAGCAGAGCGAAAAGAACTGGCAGACATTATTTTTCAGTTGAACAATGGTACAAAGGCGATTTTAAAGGGGATTGACTACCCAGAATTACAAGAAGAAATGTTCCGGCTACGTGTGCGGAAATCGGAATTAGAAGATATTATTCGGCGTGGAGAAGAGAAAAAGCCGGTCAGTGCGGAGAAGCTGGAACAACTTTTCCAGCATGCAGTTAAGCAGTTAGACACAGATACAAAGCAGATTTGCAAATCTATGGTGAAAATATATGCCCATCCAAACGGTGATTGTGATTTGGAAGTAGGCGTACATATTTCGGGTTGCGGGAGGGCGAAAAGTGCTAACAGGAAAACGGAGCATAAACAGCCCACAAGAAAGAAAAAGAAACCAAAATCCAAAGAAAC